TCCCTTATTCTATTTAGCTATTTTTTCTTAGCAGTTTTACCTGCACGTTTGAAGTTAGCAGCAGTGGGAGCACCAGCTGCGCCAGGTTTCCTCATCTTCTCTCCACTACCAGCAGCAATTCGTTTGCGCTTGGCGTGGATGTTTGCGTATAGTCCAGGTTTAGCCATTTAGCATTTCCATTTGCGTAGTGCCAACGCTTTACGGGTTGGCTTGCCGTTAGGTTTTTTCATAGCTCCTTTAACACCACTCATCCTAGCACAGAAAGACTTCTTACGTTTTCCTCCACCAGGTTGAGGGGCTTTTAAATTGGAACCTGTTTCTCTATTGTATTTTTCACGACCAGCTTTTGTCAGTCCACCTGAACGGGACTTGTGCTTGCCGATCTTTAGACTGACATTCTTAGCCATTACTTACAAGAGCACATTTTCTTCTTAGGTGGACGACCTTTCTTAGTACCGTACGTTCCTTTACCTTGTGGCATTACCAAACTCCAGGGATAATTTGACCAGTCAGTGCATAAGCACCTAGTGCTGCCATGACACCTAGCATTGCTAGACGACCATTCAGCTTCTCAGCTTTTTCGTTGTGAGTCACAGTGATTTCTTCCATGTACATGCGTGGTTCAGTTGGCCAGATTTGTGTATCGTTCATCAGAAGTTATACTTCAAACCTGCTTTAGTTCCATAACCATTGGTGTCACCAGTGAGGAAAGAGAACTCACCATAGACAGAAAGTGCTTCGTTGATTCCATAAGAACCACCTGCTTTACCAGAGAGTTCTACATCACCATCTTCACCATCGGGTGCCAACAGTGCTGGTCCACCTTGGACATACCAGTTAGCACCTTCGTAACCAACGTGTACATCTGTCACTGAGCCAGTGTAATCAGAGCCAACAAAACCAGAGTTGGTTTCTACGTTGGCGTATGGACCTGCGAGTACAGGGGCAGCAGCGAACAGTGCTGCAGGGAGGATAGCAAGAATTTTCATTGTAGTTTATTTAAAAAAGAATAAGTATGTTGTGTTCGATTACCATGAATACCCCAGCCTAACCAGTAGTATGCAGCATTCATATAGTAAGGGACTGTCTGATGATTAGTCAGAAATGAGCTAAGGTCATCCCTAAATCTTAGCTCATGTATCATGTAAGCTGTTTGACATTCTATAGAACTAGGGTCAGCTTTCCGTTCAGCACAGAAAGTACCCAGTCCATCATATCGATGCTTAGATGTCCATTGGATTAAACCATACCCACCATTAAGACATCTGTCATATGGGATAATGGTACCGCCTTCACAGACGTTAGGTTTAAAGGTTGACTCCTGATAGATGTTACCCATAATAACAGCAAGTGCAGTTCGATCTGTTACACCCGCAGAAGTCTGTAGTTGTTCTAGAACGTACTGCTCTTGTACAGTACATTGTGGGCAGTCAATCATTAGAAACCAAGGTCAGAGTTTTCAAGTTTAGTCATAACGTCCGAGCGATATGCAGGATCGTTATCATAACGTGGATCATTCATTGCTTGTACAAGTTCTGATTGACTACGGAAGATAGCATTGGATTCTGCTGCTCCACGTCCCGTCAGTAGTTCACCTTCGGAACCAACGTTATCAAAGTATGTGTTAGCCAACGCTTGAACAGCAAAGTAGATAGAATTGGCATTACCATTTTCCATGACAGAATCATACATGTCAATTTCTTCTTGTGAAAAGTTTTGACTTGCCCATTCTAGCATAGATTGATAAGCCTTTTCGCCACCAACCATTTCATGTAGTTGTTCTGCTTGATCTTCAGTTAGTTGACCGTCAGGTTCATCTGAATCATCTTCATCAGAGTCATCATACTCTTCATCAGATTCTTCTCCTGGCTCATCATCATCTTCAGGTTCTTCCTCACGTGACTCGCCAAGTTTCTTTTGTAGTTCTAGGTAAGCTTGCTCAAGAGATTGTGGACTATCAAACTTACCTGCTAACAACTGCTGCTGTTCAGATTCATTAGCCTCAGCAATAGCTAGAGACTCTTGTTCATCAGCATTTAGTTCTGGCTGATCAGCTGGTGCATCAGTTGAAGTTAGTGTTTCACTCATTAAACTTGTGGTGGTTGTTGTGCTTGTTGTTGCATGGCTTGCATCTCTGCTTGCTCACGCTTTTGTTCAACAGCTGCCATCTGTGGTGCTTGTTGTTGAGCAGTCATTGCTTGCTCTTGTTGCATTGCTTGCTGTTGTTCAGCTTGCAGTTCTTCCATACTCTTCACTAGGTTGAGTACGTCGATACCAGATGCAGCAGCCAAACGTTTGACAACTTCTTCTGGATTAATAAACTGTTGGATAGCTTCTGGACCCATTGTCTGAGCAATAACTTGTAGGAATTGACCGAGACTTTCACGATCCTGACCACGACCAAGTGCATTGATACCAGCAACAATAGTTGGTTTAACAATACCACCTTTAGGTAAGCGTGGGATCTCTCCAGTTTTCTGTGCAACGTTTAGTTTACGATTTAGATATGGTACTAAGAACTCAACAGTAAGCAGACTAAATAGTCCACCAAGTTGTTGCTCTAGTTCCATCTGTGTCATCCTTACTTCTTCTGCTGTAGTCCTTTCAGACTGACGAACATTAAGAATAAGGAATGCTTCACTAAGACGTTGTGATAATGTACCTACCATTTGATAGGCAGTCTGAAAGTCAGCTGTCTTTCCAACCTGTACTACACCAATGTCATCAGGTCGTCCCTGAATGATAGCACCGTTGCCTGCCTTAGCAAGCGTCGATGGTTTGGTGGAGGAGCTTGGACTGACAGTGAATACAATCTTAGCAGCTGCAGCGCTGCCTTCAACCAGTGCTTGTGACAGAGCTTCAAGTGACTTTAGGTCACCAAGGAACTCTTCTACCCTACCACGTCCGTAGACTTCGCCGTCTACGTGGTTGAAGCGTAGCACGAGCCAGGGGTTAGCGTCAAGAGGAGATTTACTCATTGACTTAGGAAGGATTTGATCGTCTACTTCCTGATGCCACATCCAACGATTGTTATCTAAAACAACGTGTGTATAGATATCACATTCATCATCGTGACGTGTTGTATTGTCAGATGACTCATTAGGTTGCGGCGGTTGATAATCTGGATTAAATTTTTTCAGTAATTTTTTCGAGATTGTTTCCTTTGTTACAATTTCAATAACATTACCGTTACCATCTCTGTCTATTACATATCGGTTTAAAGGATAGAGCTTAAGTCCATCCTTACCCATAAAGACAAGAGCATTACCAGCTACTACCAGATGCTTTAGTGCTTGGTGAACGACAACACGATCACTGGAAGCCGCAATGGATTCCATGATAGTGCGTTCGATCTTAGCAAACGACAAGTCTAGTTCGGATCTAATCTCTGGTCCTAGGTCTTCAGGTAAGTTAACATCGTTAACCTGTAGCTTAAAGAAGCTAGTTTGTGGAGGTAACAAAGCAAGCATTAGTTTACTTGCTAGTGTTACTACACCTTTAGCTCCCTGTGATTGCCACGGGGTTGTGAGTTTTACTGAGCCTTTAGTATAAACCTCATCATCACGGATGAGATAAGGAAGAGTTAGATCTGCTGCTTGTCTAGCAGTGTTTAGAAACTGTGAACGATCCGAAGACAATCTGTCATATCTTGTTTTAGCTGTCATTAGATTTTACACATTTAACATTCCACCAGTACCTGCTGCTAAAGTAGAGCTAATACCACGCATCAAGTTACGGTTTTTACGACGCCTAAATCCAAAGGTACCACCTCTCTTATTACCGGCAGCACCACCAAATTGATAGCTAGCTTGTTGACCGGCACGAGCTTCATTACCAAGCATAGTACGTTGA